GCGACCTTTTGCAGGGCATCCCACCAGGTGCCGGGCTGATCAAACCGGGCGTCGAAACTGTCGCCCCGCGCGGCCCAGACCGCGTTCAGCGCCAGCAAGGCGGGCAGGTCAATCTCGCCGTCGCTCAATCCCCCGGCGGCACCTTCGGGGTTCCAGCTGGGATGGCCTTCCGGCGGCTGCTTGGCCATGGCGGCGATGGCCCAGGCGATCGACCGCGTGGCGACTGGCGCTGACCAGGCCGTGCCATTCCAGACCGGCAGTTTGCGCGTCGCAATCACCGACATCCGGCGCGAGGCCTGAAGGGACAGGTTGTTGGTCGCCCGGGCCCGGATGGCAATCAGCGTGACCGGGCCAAAGTCCTGCGGTTCGCGCAGATAGGACCGCAGCGCCTGCAAGATGACCTGATCGGCCACCCCCGCTGTCGTCGATTCCGGATCAACCCGCCAGACCCGCACCCGGTAACGGCCCGGTGTCGCCATGCGGTAGCGAAAGCTTTTGCGGATCGGCGTGTTGGTCCGGTCGGTCAGGTTCTCGACCCCCAGGATGATCCAGGCGTCAACCGGCAGTCCGGCATCATTGACCCGCCGCGCCTCGATGCGGATCGTGACACCCTGGGTGGTGAGTTCGCCAGTTTCCGCCGTGCCATAAAGGCCGAAGGGCAGGACCAGATCAGCCGCCAGATACTGCGCCACCGTCCCGGCAGCCGAGGCGACATAGCCGTCAATCCCGCCGATCACCGTGCGGACCCAGACCGTCCCGCTGGAGGACCCGCTGGGGGCGGTGACGGTAAAGGTGTCTTCGCCCGTCACCGCGGCGATCACATAGACCCCGGTCGTCAGCGTGCCGGTGAGCACCCCCAGTTCAACCGATTGCCCGCTGCTGCGGCCATGCGCCACCTCAGTCACCGTGACGACCGTGCCGCTCTGGGCCCAGGTCGCATCCTGACGACCCGGCAGTTCCTGCCCCGACACCTCGGTTGAAGAGACGACGGCCGTGGGGAACAGCGTGACATCGGCGCCGGGCGGGACGATTTCCGCCTCGATCTCGGGAAAGGACGCGATGGGCGTGTCCTCGATCCGGATGTCCTCGATGTCGAACTCGCCGACGCCCAGGCACAGCAGCTGATACAGAAACTGATCCGGGCCGACGTATTCGGTATAGGGTTGGGCCGCCAGGTCGGGCCAGGACAGCATCCGGCCATATTGCACCGGGACCGGCTGGTCCTGCCGCACGGTGTTGCCCTGCGCCGTCAGGGTATAGGTCGGCGACGGCGTGGGCGCGTTGAACGATTGGGCCTGCTGGATGGGCATCAGGGCGTTGATCACGGATGTCCCGGCCAGCATGATGCCGAGCGATGCAGCCTTGCCCAAGGTAAAGCTGCCGAAAAGCACGTTGCCAGCGGCACTTCCGGTCAACGCCATACCCAACGGACCAGCAAAGGCCATCAGCGCAATCGTCAGGATCGTCCGCATCGGGTTGGACCCACCGGCAGCCCCACCGCCGCCGCCGCCGCCGCCTGCGGGCAGGCAGGCCAGCACCAGATGGTCATCGTGCCGCAACCTGCGCCGCCATTCCGCCCGCCGCACCCAGCGCCCGTTCAGATTGGCCACCACCGGCTGCCCCTTGGGCGCCAGGGCGCGGATCCGCATCGGGCGGCGCAGGGACAGCTCTGCCGTGCTTCCCAAGGGGTCCAGCGGGTTGCGGACAATCAGACAGGTCGCCTTCATCCCGGCACCGCCATGTCCGGATGCCGCCAGAAGCCCAGGATGTGATAGCCAAACGACGCGAGCTGGGACGGGATGGTGAACACCACCGCATTCCCCTCGACCCAGTGCAGCACACCCGCCGCATCGCCGGTGTCGATCCAGACCCCGACATGGCAGGGCCGCGTCCCCTTGGCCATCATCACGGCGTCACCCTCGCGCGGTGTGGCCACCGGCAACCAGCCGCGATCCGCCGCCTGGACCAGTGCCCGACGGACGGCGCGCGGGTCCTGGGGGGCGTAAGGCACCACCGGCACCACCAGACCAAAACGGTCCTGCCAGACCTGCCGCACAAAGGCCCAGCAATCGGTGGCGGGCAGGCCGATCAGGTCTTCGGCCCAATGGCTGTGCGTCATGGCAGCAACCCCGCAAAAACCTCGGTGTCATAAACCAGCGCGGGAAAGGCCTGGTTCAACAGGTCACGAAACCCGACCGTGACGACAACCTTGATCCCCGGCATCGACACGGCCTTCACCTCCATCTGCAACGGCGGCACATGTTCCGGACCATCCATCTGATGCCCCGACAGATAGCTGCGCCAGATCACCACCGTCGTCTCGCCCGCGATGATGGCGGCATCCAGCTGCTGCCCGATCTCGCGGGTCACGTTGTCGATCTCGATCGTGGCCTGCGGGATGCTGGTGGACTGCATGTCAGGCGGCACGGCGGTAAAGGGATAGGGGGCAAAGGTCACCACCTCGCCCGCATTGCGCGCCGCCCCCGCCTCGATGCGCGCATCCAGCGCCACGCGGTCGGCCACGACCCGGATCGGTTGGGCAAAGACCGGGTGCCAGATTTCCAGCGTCTCCCAGACCACCACCCCCACCGGGTTCGATGCATAGGCCTCGGCAACCACCTCGGACATCGTCGGATCAGGCATCATCGCCCCCTTTGAAAGGACTCGCCGAATCGAAAGGCTTGGGCTTGGGCTTAGGTTGAGCCGAACAGCGAAACAGGAAGGACGGAACGATGGATGATGCGATGGCCGACACCCTGCGCAAAGTCATGACAGAGGCCTTTGGCACGATTGTCGACATGATGGCGGCCATCGTCACGGCGAGCCACCACGACGGAAACCTTGATGTCACGCGCCTGCGCGAAACCCTGGAAGGCATGGCATCCCGCCCGGATGTCTCGAGCCTTGACCGGGCACTGGTCGAGCGGCGGCTCGTGTCGATGCCATAGCATTCCTTCACGTGAACGGCGAGGGGCGACGGCTTGCGCAGGTCTTCGACCATCGCGCGAACGACAGCGGCATAGTGTGCGTCATCAGGCATAGCGGACCTCCATCGTGCCGGTGACCGTCCATTCCAGACCCTTGCCGCCTGTGGCGTCAAACACCCCTTTGAACCGGGCTTCAACGAAGGCAAAACCACCCCCGACCGCCATCGGCATCAACACCCAACCCGGGCCACCGGCGCAGCCCAGGGCACGGCCATCGGGGCCCGACCGCACGAACAGGTTCCAGTTGCCCGCCTCGGCCACGCTGACCTCGCAGACATGGATGCCGCTGTCGCCGTCGCCCACATAGCTGACCGTGCTGCCATCGGGCATGGCCAGCAGGCGCAATTGCGGCACGTCCGTCCCGGTGCCGGTGTTGACCACCAGCCGCACCCGCCAGAACCCACGGCCCCGGTCCGTCACCTCGCCCGTCATGCCGCCGCCAAAGGCGATGCTGCCATCGCGCAAATCCAGCGTGGCCGAGATGACGGCGCCCGACCGGTCGGTAAAACTGATCCGGGTAAAATCGCGCCCTGCCGCGGCGACCGAGGCAAAGATCACCACATCCCGCCCGCTGACCGCCAGCCCGGGCAGGTTCAGCGCCAGCCGGTGCAGGCTGTCCGATGTCGTCTCGGTCAGGGTGGTCGGCCCACAGTCATCCGGCCCCGCAAAGACCGCAGGTGACAGCGTGGCGCCGACCGTCAGCCAGCCGGTCAGGTCGTCACTGTCGCCCGCCACCGAAACCGGCGCATCGCGAAAGAACGCCCGGAACGCACCCATCTGTTTATCCTCCAGAATCCACATCATCCTGACCGTATCGTTCTCGGCAAAGGTGGTGCGGCGCGTGCGGGCCAGACCCACCTCCATATCGGACCGCTTGGCCTGGTCCACAGGCGACAGGCCAAAGCCCGGAAAGGACGGCGTGGGCAGGCAATCGGGCCAGCGGCGCATCGCTACCTCCCCATCCGGCGGACGCCATAGGTGCCCGTGAGCGCGGCAGGAACCGGACCACGGCCGCCGATGATGTCATCGGCGATGGCATTGCGGACGGTGTCGATCATCACGGTGACAAAGCGGTCATCGCCCTGCATCCGTTCGGTCTGGGTGACCTCGGTATTCTGGGCATTGTTGTTGATCGTCAGGAACAGATTGCCGCCAGGTTTGCCGCCCTGACCTGCCCCCGCACCCGACCCAGTCAGGATATCGCCACCCGCCCCGACGTCGCCCCGGCCCGGCACACCGCCCGTGGCAAAGGCCCTGGGCGCCCGTGCCACCGGCGATTGCCATTCGGGCAGACGCACCCCCAGATTGCCATCGGGACCCCGCATCAACCCCAGCGCCACCTCGTCGCCGCCCATCCAGGCCCGCACCGCAGGACCGCCCGCCCCGTCCTTCAGCGGGATGATCGCCTCGCGCCCCGCCTCGCCCGCCTGACCCAAACCGCCGCCCGGCATGGCAAACAGGGTCGGGCCGTCCAACACCTGGTTCGAGAACTCGGACAACCCCGGCACTCCGCC